TGGATTTATTGATGCGCAAAAAATGCGCATGCCGGTCCTGGTGCGTGTTCGTATGACAGCGCTCTCACCTGATGAGCGCAGACAGTTTGTCCAAGAGGCTAATCAATCAGCAACGATGCAATTTAGCGCAACTGAAAAAGCGCTGATAGATCAAACCAAGCTTGGCCCTCAAGTCATGGGCGTGTGGCGTGGTGGGGAAGTAACCGACGCAGCCAACAGAGACTTTGTTCGCTCCTTTATCCAAAACGTCATTCCACAAGCTGAGCAAAACAGCGTGATGGATGCCAATGGCAATTTGTCTTTGGACGGCAAGCGTCGCATTGAAGCAGCAATGCTGGGCAAAGCGTTTGGTGATGCTGCTTTGTTGGCCAGGATTTTTGAGAGCAACGACAACAACATTCGCTCCATTGGTGGTGCGTTGCTGGATGTATCGGGTGATTGGATGAACATGCGCCAAGCTGGTGTTGAAGGTCGCATGCCTGAGCGCTTTGATGTCACTCCTCAGCTGGTCGATGCTGTGCGTATCTTGGACGGCTTGCGTGAGACAAACCGCAAATTGGCAGACTTCCTGGGAACCCAGGAAATGTTTGAGCAGCGCGACCCCGCAACCGAGGCGTTCTTGCGTGGATTCTTCAATGCCAAGCTGACCAGGGCAGTCGGTCGTGACCAGGTATATGATTTACTGAAAGCTTACGCCGATGCTGCTGTGCAACAAAGCGATGAGTCCCTATTTGGGGACCTTGGCCAAGTGCAGCCGACTGAAATTATTGAGACACAAACGGAGGCAAGAAATGCCAAAAATGCCGGAAGCGAAACTGGGCAGCTCTTCGAGGTCGGACCCCGCAGCGCAGAGACTGCTGGGACAAGTGATGCAAGGGGTGGGCAAGAAGTACCGCGACGGGAACTACGACGAGGTGGGCAAGGCTCTGATCGACCAGGCAACGAGTCAGATGTCGGGCAACAAGTTGGACAAGATCGAGGCCGAACCCGTAGGGACAATGAAAGCCCCAGGAAAGAAAAGCCCACTAGATCGCAGAAAGCCAACAATCAGTCCCAGGCCGAAACCGATCGAATAGAACCTTTCTTAGAGGATGAAAATGGGCGAACCCCTGGACAAGACGATGACAACCCCCTCCCGCGCCAAAGCCAGCGAGAGGCTAGTTCACAAGCTGATACCGGCAAAGAAGAGAACCAAAGATTCCGAGGAACAACGCGCAGCTCGCTCCTCTTCAAAGTCAGCTTTACCGACCGACAAAGCATCTACCGAAACGCCTTCGCAGAGCTAGGCTACGACCCGACCCAGGCTGAGCTGCTGCCCCCAGCTCGCCAATTTACTATTCTCAGTCAGGGCCTAAAGAAAACTTACGGCCTGGCATTTGTTGAGAGAACCAGCTCAGCGAATTTGCGTGAAGCCATTGACCAGCTGCTTGACGCATATCGCGGCTTGCAGCTCATGGCCTACGTTACTGAGCTGCCAACTAAAGCCATTGGCCTAGAGGGGTCCCTTGGCCTGGTGCTGCGTCGCCAGGTTGAATACCTTGGTGCGTACTACCCAGGCGGGGGCAACATTGAAGGCACTCGCACGGCGGGTCCAACCATTGCATTGCCCAAGCGCTCCAACAGCTTTGCCCACGAATGGGGCCATGCGTTTGACTACTGGATGCTTGACAAGATCAATGGCGAGCAAGGCACGTTGTCTGAGGCCATTCGCAAAGGCGATGCACTATCCGACCAATTTCCTGAGTCCATTAAAGATGCGTATGTGTTGATGATGCGCAGCTTGTTCTTTGACCGGGGGCTTGAGGCTGCTCAGATCATGGAGCTGGAGAAGAAGATTGAATTGGCCAAGACAGACGCTGAGCGTCAAAAGCTGCAAGCCAAGCTTGACCAGGTGTTGTCCGGCGCGTCCAAAGGCCGCAACACCAAGAGCCAATACTACGAACAGCAAAAAGAGTTTGTCAGTCGTGAGGGTGGTGAGCTTGATTACTGGACCAAGCCAACCGAGATGTTGGCTCGAGCATTTGAGGCGTACATCAGCTTTAAGGTGGAAGGCGCTGGTGGCACAACCGAATTTATTGGTAAGGGAACCGAGGCGTATCAAAGCGATGCAATTTCTCGCTTAGAACTCACATTCCCCAAAGACGCAGACCGATTCAACATTTACCGCGCATTTGATTTGCTCTTTGATGCTGTGCGCAATGAGGCGCTGCTCAACCCAACAGGCGAGGCAGCTGCGCCCATGCCTAATGATGTCGTGCTGTCTAACCCCGCGATTTACTTTCGCGATGTTGTTGACACCAGCGAAGGCACATACCTGGGCAAGATTTTTAGAAACGAGCGCGATGAATTACAGCGCCAGCGTAACGCTGCCAAGCGCCAAGCTGATCGTCCAAGTGACAACAAGTCCGTTTTCCAAAGAATTCAAGATGCAACCAATGCCATAGCGCAAACCAACCGAGGCGTTCTTTTGTCTATTGAGGGGCGCTACAAGAAGCGCGGCAACCCTGGAGCTGCCAACGCTATTTGGCAAATCACCAAGCGCATAGCAACTGATCCTGGTGCTAGTCGCGAGACATTTAAAGGCGGCGTATTTAACGAGGCTATTGAGCGTGAAACATTCCGTTTTGAGAACAGGCTAGACCGCATCATCAAAGACAACGACATTCAGAATTTCACAGAAGAAGAGCTGGACCAGCTGCGTGATGTGCTGACTGCAATTAGTGATGAGCCATTGCGCGCATCTGCCAAGATCACGGCAGCTGCTGCGCCGCTGCGCATACTGCTCAATGACTTGCATGGCTTTATGACGCAAGCCGGTGTCGATGTGGGCTACGTTGAGCAAGGCTACTTGACCCGTATCCTGGACGAGCCAATCATCATGGACAACCCTGGTGGCTTTGTGCAAGATGCAACCAAGGTCTATGAGATTGTGTTTGACAACACCACGCCGGACCTAGAAGGCGCAATGACACCCGATAGCATTGAGCAAGATTTAAATGTTGTTGCTGGGATCATCAGTAAATTGCGCAATGCGGGTATTCGCTACAACAAAGATTCTCGCTTCTCCGAGTTTGCAAAAGCTACCAAGCAGATGCGCAAGTTTGCTGGACAATTGCGCAAAGCATTGGCTGCTGGTGATGCCGATGAGATTGATGCGGCAAGAACGGCATACGCAAGCTTTATTCAAGATCAGGCCGTTGAAGAAACCATTGGCGAGGCGCGTGAGTTAGCCAAAGAGATTTGGAGCGACAAGGCTGCAAACGATTGGCTGCAACGCATTTTGTATGGCTCACCAGCTGGCTGGGAAAGCAACTCGCCTTCTGCCAATTTTTTAAAGCAGCGCAAGCTGCCGCCCGAGGCCGACAAGCTCTTGACCAAGTATTACATCGCAGACCCAAGCGAGACAGTAAGAACGTATTTGCGCGGCGCTGTTCGCAAGTCTGAATACAACCGACGCTTTGGCAAGATGTCCGGAGACAGGGGCAACACCCAAATTGACACACTCTTTGAGAACTTGCGCAAAAGTGGCGTGAGCGGCGAGGATGTTGAATACATCGAGAAGATCGTCAACCAAGAAACCGGCAACACGCGTGGCAATTTGCCGCGAGGTGCTGAGCGCTTGCTAAACAACACCCAAACCATTGGAACAATGGCGCTGCTGGGTCGCGTTGTCTTAACGTCCTTGGCCGAGCCGATTGCCGTTGGATTTCAAACAGGCAAAGCATTAGATGGCTTTGCTGCCCTGGCATCAACAATCAGAGAGATCGTCCCAACTGCCAGCATTCGCGAGAAGCGCGCTTTAGCAAGAGCGCTTGGCATTGTGGCCAGCCCTTACACCACAGATATTTTGGCTAATCGTTTTGGCGGTCAATTTAGCGAAGACCCCAAGATCAGCAAAGTCTCAGCTCGCTTTTACGCTCGCGTCGGTTTGACCGGCTTGACCAATGCGCAGCGCCGCTCAGCCATGCAGCTGGGTGTTGCGTACTTTGTAGAGATGGCAGAAACGATTAACGATCCGGATGCCAGCGCCCAGGACAAAGCAGCAGCAAAACGCGAGCTGGTTGATTTTGGGTTGCAGCGCAACGACCTGGATGAGTTTGCGACTTGGATGATGCAGTTTGGCGATCGGCTGCCAGCACTTGAAGAGATCACCGATGTCAACGGCCAGCTCACAGAGTTTGGAATGATGCTCTCGGTGGGCGTTGGTCGTTTGGTCAACCAGGCCATTCAAAACCCCAAAGGCGTTGATCGACCTTACGCAGCTAACACGACCATTGGTCGCATGGTGTACGGGCTGCTGAGTTTCAACATGGCTTTTTCTCGCAACATCATGATTAAAAGCTGGAAGATGATTACAAGGGAGGCCGAGCAGCAAGGGGCGCAAAAAGCAGCCTGGCTTGCTGTTAGAGCCGTGGCATTCCCAGCACTCGCTTTGTACGCCGGTCATTTTGTCGTGACGATGATGCGTGAGGCGCTGCTGAACCCTGACAAGTGGGACGACGAAGAGAAGAAGGGGAACTTGTACGCCTACCTGGTTGGCCTGGCGTTTTCTCGCTCCGGCTTTACCGGCGTGGTTGATCCGTTCTACAACGCGGTGCTCTCACTCAAGTACCAGCGTGACCTGAGCAACTTAATGATTGGCCCTGTCGGCTCTTTCTTTGCCGTGAATTTGCAGCGCATCTTGAGCGGCTTCATGCTGCCCAACAGCGACAAGAACAACAAGGTTGAAACGACGCAGCTCAAAGCAGCTTACGAGTTAACAGCGCAACCCGCTTTAGGTTATGCCGTTGGTGCATTGCCAGGCGGCCCGTTGCTGGGTGCTGCCTATGGTGTGGGATATGGCTACTTATCAAGCCCCGCTTTTAAATCACAGTTTGCCGAATTCTTTGTAGGTCCTAAAGACACCGACAAAAAGAAGGACGCTGGCATCCCTTTTTAGGAGAGTAAACATGGAATGGTTAAAACAAATCGCACCGACCATCGCAACCGCGCTTGGCGGCCCCTTGGCTGGCATGGCTGTCTCAGCTGTGAGCAAGGCCATCGGGGTTGATCCGGACAAGGTAGGCGACTTAATCAGCAACAACAAACTCAGCGCTGAGCAGATCGCGCAGCTCAAGCTCGCGGAGATCGAGCTGCAACGCCAGGCCCAGGAGCTTGGCCTTAACTTTGAGAAGCTGGCCAATGAGGACCGCAAGTCCGCTCGCGACATGCAGACGGCGACCAAATCCATTGTGCCGCCAGCCCTGGCCATTGCCATCACGCTGGGCTTTTTTGGCATCCTGGTGATGATGCTCTTTGAGCGCGTCGATAGCAACAACCCCGCTATTTTGATGATGCTCGGCAGCCTGGGAACAGCCTGGACCGGAATCGTGGCGTACTACTTTGGCTCCTCAGCCAGCAGCGCGGCCAAGACGGAGATGCTCTCCAAAGGAGCTGCCAAATGAAAGCACTCTTTGAGCAAAGCTTGGCCAAAGTCTTGGAGCACGAAGGCGGCTGGTCCGATCATCCATCCGACCCAGGCGGAGCCACTATGAAGGGCGTGACCCTGGCCACTTACA